TTAACAGGATTTTTATTTCCTGTAGATATAAGATTTTTGCCTCTAATACTAGTTTCAGATCTTGGATCAGTAATAACTTTACCTTCTTCCATCTTAACTTGTTTAGGTTTTTTATAATTCATCATATTTTTATCTCCTAGTTGTATTGTTATCTTATTTTTAGTTTTTTTTAAAGCTATTTGACATCTGTGTTTTAACAATTGACGTTTGAGAGCGTAATTCTGCTAAATCTTCGTTTTGTTCTAGCTTATCATCGTTAATTTCCTTAGCTTGCACTAATTTTGCTCTATCAATGTTAAATTTTTCTTCATCAGCGTCTGCTTTACGTTGATTTTCCATTGCTCTAAGGTCAACTTCTCTTGATTTTAATTTTAATAGAGGATCTGAGTCAAATTGAGATGTAATTTCTTTTTCTTCCTTCATAAAATCAGCCATTGACTCTGCAATTAACACAGCTTTTCTTGATTCTATATCCATATTCATTTTTTGTAGTTGTTGTTGAATTTGCACATTTTGTGGATTCATTTGTGCTTGTTGTTGCAACATTTGTGCTTGTTGTAGCATTTCTTCAAACTCTAATTCTACTTGTTCTTGTGCCATCAAGCTTATGTGCTCTAAAATATTTTTATGCATTGCAGCCATTACTGGTGGATTGTTTCTAACTAGATTAGTTGCCATAAAATTTAAATGCGCTGTTATATGCGCTGTATGATCTTGTCCTCTGTAAGCTTCAAAAGGTTTACCACCTAAAGCATCAATATGTTCCAACGCAGGATCTTTCGGTGCTTTTGGAGCAGGCGGTGGTAATATTTCATCAATGTTTTTTACACCTAATGCTTGATACATATTTCTATAAACTTGATTTAAGTTATGTATTTCCGGATTAGATGTAGCTAATTGTAATTCTGTTTGAGCTAAAGATATTCTTTGTGTCATAGAAAATATATTTGGATCTGCAATAGGTAAAATATCTACTCTGTCATCAAAGTCAGTTTGTTTAATTGTTTTTTCAGCACCAACAACATCATACGGATATTCGGGTGGTAAATAACTTTTAAATACGTTTGATAATAGTTTAAATTCTTTTTTAAGTCCTGAGTATAATCTTTTATGAATTGCAGACATAACTCTTGACCCACGTTCTAATAATGCAACTGTTGTTCCAACTGCAGCTTGTTGGTTTCCATCACCTACTTGCATATCAGCAATAGAAGCAAATCTTTGACCTGCTTGAACAACTATACCCATTAATTGTAATAATGTTTGAGATGGTTCTTTGTAAGGTAAAGGATAAAAGGCATCTCTTAAATTTCCACCCGGTGCATCTACATCTTTAAACTCACCTGGTTGAATTGGCGATGCTTCATCTCTAACTCTCACACCTCTTTGTTTAAAACCTGCTGGTAAATTAGATAATGTACCTGCGTCCAATAATTGACGAAGAGCAGCCGTTGCCGTTCTACTTAATCCGCCAATCATGTGGATTAATCCAAGTCCGTAAAACCCAAGTCCTGGCAGAAATTTGAAGTGGACAAAATATTGAATTTTATTTTTTGTTGGATCTTCTGGTGCAAAGTTTCTTCTTATCGAAAGAACTTTTCCACTACCTTCTTCAATTGTTACGATGTACGGTAATTTTATTCCTGTTGGTTCATTGTTTTCTCCAACATCTTCAAAACCTTCTAAATCTAAATTTACGTGGCATTCTAATAATGTATAAATATTTTCTTGTCTTCCTGTAGATCTAGTTCCTTCTAATTCTCTTTCTTTGTCTGTAACTTTATCTTCCATTTTAGAAGGCAGCTGTAATTCTATGTCAGTGTAAAAACCACCAACTTGTTGTTTACGTAAATCATTTTCTGAAATTTTAATAACATGTATAATTGCTTCGGCATCATCTAAAGATGTAGCTGTGTAAGGTACAACTAAATCATCTGCCGGTACAAATTTAGATACCGCTCTTTGTAATAAATCATCGTAATAAACTTTTTTAAATGCAGATCCTGACAGTGGTAAATAAAATAACATTTGATCAAACTCAGGTTCATACTCTTCCATTTTTTCCATGATTTGATAATTCATGAAATCTTTTACTCTTTGAGCTTGTTGTTCTTTTGCTTGATCTACTTTACCTAAAATTTGTGATCTAACTGGTCCTTCAGAAGGTAATAATTCTTTGTAGGCTCCAGCTTGAAATTGAGTAACGGCTTCTGCTAACACAGGGTGTGTTGCACCAGATGCTCCTTGGAAAGGTTCTGCTCTGTTGTTGTATTTAAATCCAAGTAAGTCAAGTCCTTCAACATAAGCTTGTTCCCATTCTTTTCTAGAAGTTTTATACTCAGCATAGTCTGATCTCATGTTTAATCCAATAGGATCTAAAATGTCTTCAGGTAATAATTCTGCTAAGTTGTCGTAATGATTTTCTGTTCCTGAAATATTTACTTTTCCTGGTTCAAAGTTTAATTCAACACCGCCGTCTTCCATTGGTGTTACTTCTACTGGTTGTTCAGGTTGTTGTTCTTGTGTTTCCTCAACGTCAACTTCCGGCCCATCTATCTCAACGGACGTTCTAATGCTGTTGGGGAGTGATTTATCTATATCTGCCATTTAATTTCTCCGTGTTCTTCTTATCTTTTTTTATCTCTTTAAGCAACCCTTGTGAATTAGGTCCTTTTAGAGGAGGTATTTCATTTAATTTAACATACTTCATATTTTTAATTAAATTTGGATTTTTCATTTGCCTCCTTTTTCTGTCTTGTATTTTATTCTATTTAGAGTGTCTTTAAACATATCGTCTCTTTTAAGAAGATTAATTTCTGCGGGGTCTTTTAAAATTTTTTTTAACCCACTTTGACCAAGTCCTGATGGATTAAGTCCCATTTCTTCTAATTCTTTTAAGTTGTATTTTTTACCGTCTTTAGATAACAACTCAAGTATCTCATCAATAGAGTTTAAACCAACTTCGCCATCTCCTATATCACCATCCCTATCGGGAGAAGCTGTAGCTTCTTCATACTCATCTAATGTTTTAATTGCTTTTCCGTCTTTGCCTTGTATTGTTTCACTAGGTTTGTAAAAGATTTCGTCTTGACTATCTATTGTGTCGTATATTTGCATTTCACCAAGATCATCCGTACCAGAACCCGTTCCTTCGGTTGTTTTATTAATACGTATTTCTCCAGTGCTTATGTCTTCAGTAAGTGTATATCCTTTGTAGTCGTAAACTTTTTGTCGCTCAAGTGTTGCAGCTTTATCTGTAATGTCATCACCTGATTTTTTAATTAAACTTACAAAGTCAAAAAAGTACTGTGGTGTCCCACCTGCAGTTACTATTTTAGCAGGAACTTTAGAAGCTACTTTAGCTGTTGTAGTTAATAAACTATCTAAACCTAAAACTTTTGCTAAACCAATCATTCCTCCTACTGCAACTGTTTTATTAAAATCTCTTCTAGATTCACCAGCGGCACTTATTTTTTCTTCCATTTGTGCTTTAATTTTAGGAAAGTTTTTGCCTGAGATTTTTTGAAGTTCTTTTATTCCGGATTTAGTTAATTTCCCAGCAGCAGTAAAATATCCAATCGCGGTTGCTGGACCAAGAAGTTCTGTTCCAAGTTCTAACATATCTCCATAATATTTTTGAGATCCTGTAGCTTTAGCATCACTTTCATCAATCATTTTTTGTAGTCCAATTTTTTCAATTAGTGCTTCAGTAGCTTTAGGCTGCATGTTCTCTGCAAATCTTCCAAGTGCATTTTTTTGACCTTTTATTAAATCACTAGCAAAGGATCCTCCTGCTGGAATTAATCTTGTAGCATATTCAGGAAGTTTCATTGCTCCTGAAACAATTTTTTGTGCATAGCCTGCGAATGCTTTAGGATTAATTATTTCATTAAAATTTTTAATTGGATTAAAAGGTATGTTTTCATTTTCTCGTGCAGCCATGGTCATTTTTAAAAAATCTGAATCTGGATTAGGTGAGCCCTCAGAAAAATTAACTCGGCCACCTTGTGCCATCATCATAGTTTCATCCATAGGTAAAACTGTTTCAATTTCATCCATAGGTAAAGCTGCTTCAGCAGATATGTCTGGTAGATTAGAAATTTCTTCTGCTACAGCTTGGCCTGTTGTATCTTCACGCATAATTTTATTTTTAAGAGCTGTTAAAGCGTCTACGTTATAAGCAACAAATAAATCTCTAGGATCTTCCAGACCCATTTCTGTGGCTTCACTTACTGAACTAACTCCTAAAGCAACGCCTAAAGCAGGAATTTTTTTAACAACACCTTTTAAAAATTTTTTTCCGGAACCACCTGTTGAATTAACTCCCAAGGTTCTTATATTTTCGTTTACGATATTTGATGTGTTTGTTTTTGTATCAAATATAACACCTCCTTTTTTCGGTTCTGAGAAAGAACCGTAGTTTTTTCCGTCAACGCTAATTTTAAGTCCTCTTGATTTTAAATACCTATCAATAGATGGAGAAGATTTTCCATTCTTTTTAACATAAGATCTAAATTGATCTAATATAGCGTTTTCCATATAACTTGCTGCTTGAATAGATCTGGGATACATGGAGTTTTGTTTTTTTAAACCATCGATGTGTTCTGGATGAAGAAATGTATTTTTTGATTTTGATTTTATGTGTTTAGCCATATCCATATCTGTTTTATAGATTGGTTTATTTTTTAATTTTACATTAGGATCATTTTCTGTGTAACCATCAAAAGAAACTTCCCCAGTTGCTTTTTTAAACATAAGCCGCGCAGAATTAATCATTGCTTTGTTATTAGCTATGTCTTCTACAGGAAGGTCTTTAATAACTGCGTTAGTTTCTTTAATAGTTTTATATAAAGACTTAGTTTGATCAACCGCTACTTTACCCGCTTTTTTACTACCTATTGTTTCTGATGCTCTTCTAGTTTTTAAACCTCTTGTTTTACCTTCTGGTATTGTTCCTTTTTTTAAAGGAGCTTCTCCTGTTTCAAACGTAGGGTCAAACTGTTCAAGAACACTTCTAATTGTTTTACGTTCTTTACCAAGATTAGAAGCTGTTTCTCTTATGCTTCCTGTTTTTTTATAATCATTAATTACATTTTTAATGTAAGCTGGATCGTCTTTTAAAAATTTAGTTCCAAATCTATTTGCTGGTATTTCATTTTTCTTTAAATACGCTTTTACAACTGGATGATTTCTAGTAAACCCTTTATTGCTATCACCTCCAATATCAAAAGCTTCTTTACCAATTTTTTCTAAACTTAAATCTGTATTTTTTACATAATCATCAAAAGTTTTTAAAACATCGTCTGTGACTGTTAAAGGACTTTTTCTTTTAATAACGTTAAGGCCAGATTTTAATTGATCTGTTCCTTTTAAAAAAAAATTGTTAATGTTTACATCTATGTTGTTATCAGCAATTAATTTTGTAACCATAGATCTAGTTAT